TGGCATAAGACCTGTCCTCTGCTGCCCTGGTGCGTTCCCTGAGCCTGTTGATGGCCTCTGTGCGAGCACTTAGCTCTCGCTGATACTGTCTGGCGAGTTGCTCTCTGGTTGCCATTAGTCCTCAGACTGTGTGTTCTTGGTGTGGATGGTCTCTCGTGCCCTACGCACAACGATGATGTTACTGATGATGGAGATCAGGTTCTGAGTCATTTCGATCTCATCCTCTGACCCATCAAGACCTAGCTGGGCACTCAGTAAACGATCTGCTTCACCCTCTTCAATGTCAGGATCCAAGATGTCAGAGTGAGCGTTTACCCTACCAACCAGATCCGTACACCGATCAACGGCCATGTGCTGAAGGGTATAAAGTAGGTCATCGTAATCATCACTGTTTGGGATTGGGAAGGGCATGTCTCTGTGCTTTGTTAAAGGTTTGAATGGCCAGCATCTGTGCTAACTGTTTCTTTCCCAGATACGAATACTGAGAAAGCTTGTTTCTCTTGGCCAGCTTACGCAACTGCCTCCAGGTAAGGATGTCCTCAAGGTGGTTGGCCAGTTGATCAATGGTGAAGGTCATTCGAATTGCTCCAACTCATTGGCGATGTCTTGAAGTTTGCTGGCAGCCCAATCAACGCCTGCGCCTTCATATTCATAAGGCCATGGAAAACTTTGTTCGAGATAATCAGCAGCAGCTCGCAGGGCGGCCACCAGCCCACTATGCTCGTAGTAGCACGGGTTGTCAGCTTGCTGGCAATAGGCGTCATACACCGCCTGCGCGGCAGGAGATAGGTCAGTCATTCCTTCCATTGTGGTGTAAGTAGAACATTGATTGAGTGATACTGAAACTCAGGAAATAATTCCAAAGCAGTAAGTATCGCCTCTGCCTTTGTATAGGCATAGACACACACCTCCCTTCCACAGCAGTAAACTGTAAAGCATTGTGGTATGTGTTGATTAGTCATCGGTCTTTACCTTTCTTCGAACTCAATCGAAGACAGTATTCAAGGTGCGCCTTTTGAATCAGTTGCTTAACCTCGTGAACCTCCTGCCTATCAGTAAAAGCAGCAGCTCGAAAGACCTCAACAACAAAGACACGCTCAACATAGGTTAGACTTTCTGACCCATGTTCCTCGATCTTTCTAATGACCTGTGTTGGCGTAATCACGTTCATTTCAAATGATGGTAAAGGGTAAGCGGTACGGGCGGTAATCCTTAGGCAGACGCTTTTCTTTCTGCTTCGAGGATTTGAATGATGCCGTAGAAGAATCCTGCTTTGAAGGCATAGCAGAGGTCTTCATCGTGGAACATTTCGTGGGCATCGTTAAGCAGATCCTCAATGGTTGGTTTCTTGGTCTTAGGCCACTTGATGCTGGCCTCAGTTGCATCTTTCCAGACAGTCACAATCAATCTCCTTTTAAAGTCTTTGGATAGAACCAGTAATGATCATTAGGACACTCTTTGTTCATCTCCTTAACGTGTTCTTGTGCTGCCTTTGGGTTATCGTAGACATCACAAAACCCACATAAAAGAGACTCAACAATCCAAACCTCAGGAAGCTTAGTTAAGGTGATCATCGGTGGATAGGTAGGTGGTGGAACGGGGCTCAGGTTGTCCCCATGCTGGCATTATAGCGGCCCAGTCCAGCTGTGCAAGGGTTCACAAGCCGCAAACAATCAAAAAAAAAGAGGGGCTGTTAGACCCCCCAAAAGATTACATCCTCCCTCGGAACATGAACACTGACATCAAGAACTTGTTCCCCAGGATAACACCGAGCCTCAGCCATTGCCCATGCCTTATCATAAGAACTGGCGTTGATGATCATCTGCTCTTTAATGAACCAGCCACCCTTAACTTGTTTGTGGCCAAAGAATGCAAGGTAGGTGTTCATTAAAAAACAAAGACACAATCAGGGTGATGCTGTTCTGACCAGTAAACAGCGGGCAAGCCAGCCTCGGTGCAAGACCAGTTAAGGCGCTCAACCTCATCATCTGCCTGCTGTTCAGTGAGGTGTGAGTAATGAACCCGCACAACATTCTGGTGCTTAGAGTAGATTGCAAACATCAATCTTCCCCCATAGTGCGGATGTATTCGTAAACAGCATCATAGCCGTTTTCTTTAAACACATTCAAAGCATCACCAAGTAAACACAGTTCTTTATACCCAAGAACAGAGCTTATGTCTGTGTCTGTGTTGCTGAGCACTAGCTTCATGCCGTACTCTTCAACACTGTAACCAATCAAGTCTAGAAAGATACAAAAAGGATTGAGACAAGAGTTGTAGTTGGTGGACCATTGTGACAAAGCATCAATGGCATCGAAGCGTGAAACAGCAGCAGTGGTCATCAGATAAAGGCCTCAAGAATGATACAACCAACGCCAGCAGCAAGACAAAGAATGCTGACACCAGGAACAGTAGCAGTAGCCGCCGCAATTAGGGCAATGGCTGAAACAAAGAGTAACATTCAGTCAAACCTCCAATCGTTAACATTTGCAACAGCCAGATACTTATGGCGTGGGCCGCGTTCAGCCAACACAAAGTAACGAGGCGGAATACGCTTGCCATGCCGTGAGCGTTGGACATACAGCCAGCCCTCAGCCTCAAGCCGTGCCAGCACAGACTTAGTTCCCCAGCTGTGGTGACTCTTCAGGGTAGCAGCGTTGATCTCAAACAGGCGTGAGCCCGGATGCTTGCGGATGAAGCTAAGCAGAGCCTGATCAGCCAGCTTGAGCGACACCCGCGACATGAACCGAATCATGGCGGTGGTGGTGTGGTGTGAACTGAGGCAATGGTAGACCCTAGGGCCTGGGTTTGTCAACCCCCAACCGATAACTGGTGAGGATCTGGCGGATGCTGGGTTGGCCTGCCTTCTCGGCGGCTCCTCTTGATCCGATGCATACATCATGGCCCCTGGCCCCCCGAAGTGTCAACCCCCTTACGATAAGTGTTGCTTATGTCAATGATAAGCTTGACTTATGGGGGCCACAGATTTTTTGAGAAAATAGAAACGCGCCTATGCGTGTGCGAGCATAAACACGCGCACAGGTACGCGCTCGCGTTACATACAACCCCCACGAAAGGCTCCTAGTGGCTTTGACTACTGGGCCTGGCAGGTAACGCGCATGCCCGCCCGCGTTGATCTGGCCCCCACCCCACCCCTATGGGGGGTTGCCCGCGCCTCAGCCCGCGTATAAGGGGTTTGCATTTTTGTGCCAAAATTTACTACTGGCCTCTGTGTGCCCCTCTAAGGTCCCTCCGAGGAGCCGTAGGTGTCCTCACACCTGCGGGGAGTCGGAGGGGTCTTCTAGGGCCTTCCAGGGCGCAGTAAGCCGCATCTCATCAAAGAAGCCATCACCAGATTCCGAATAGATTGGATCAGGAACCCCTGAGGGAGGCAAAGACGGCTCCACCCGTTCAATAGCTTTGTCAACTGTGTCTTTAACCTTGGCATCAATCCACCGTTCCTCAACAGCAACAAGAAGACCAAGCAATAGGTGACGCAGCCAAACCGGCCACCCACTACTCAAATTATAGATCTCCTTAAATTTGGTCGTTTTTAGTGATCCGAGCATCAGCCTTTGGATAGGGTGGTATTGGTCTGCGGTAAAGCTTCGACACCGCCTCATAATAAAAAGGCGTAGCTGTCTTACCCGCAGCCTCAAGAGAGGTCTTGATGTCTAGCCACTTCTTGTATTCTTCATAAGTCATTTCTAGGTCCATAACAAAGCCCTTGAAATCATTGGAAGGTTTTCAGAAAAGATAGTCCGTGCTTGTTCAGCGATCTGTCTATGTTCAAGCTGAGTGCCGTTGCCAATCCTCAACTCAATGTAGTGGATCCACGACCTCACAGTCCCATTCATATAAAGGCGGGTAGGTGCAGCCATAGGCAGGACTTCCCTAGCGCATTCTTTGGCAATGCCTTTGCTGACCATCTCAGAATAGAGGTCTTCTGCTTCAGCAAACAACTGAGCAGTCCTTCGATACAGCAATTGAGTTTGTTCTGTGTCTAAGTCATCTATGGAGTTTTGTCGGTTCTTAGTATCTTGACGACGAAGGTGTGGTAAATCTATTCCACCAAGATCAGAGACCCGAGCATACCTTTGACTGAACTCTTGAAAGGAGAAGCTACGGTGCCTGAGTATCTGTGGAGATATAGCCCGAGTAGTGTTGATCTCAAGAACAAGGTTGGCCATCTCAAACACGGACCAATGCTGATTGCGAATACAATAACCAAGAAGCTTATCCACGGTCTCGTGATTCTCCTGGTTACTTGGGTTAGATACCCTGGCACAATAAGCAATGGTTTCTTCTGCGTTTGGTGTGATGCTGATGAGCTTTACAGAACTGGTCATTGTTGGTTGGGTGGTGAGTGGTAATAGGTATGATATAAGAGATATATACTAATAAGAAAACACAATGGGTACTAGTAATAGTATTGTGGTCGGGTTAGTTGTTAACCAAGCCTTGTCTTCTTCTTCGCTCACGCTTCGAAGAATCCTTCGGTGGTTATTTTGGGTTCAACCTACCGCTTCGACCTTCGGTCTCCGCTAACCACATAAGAACTATAGCTATTGGGTCAGCTCCGCGTCAGCCACCTTCGGTGTCTAACTTGGTCTTCATTTTCGGTCGTTTCACTCCCTTCAAATTCAGAGCCCCGGCCCCCATTAACTCTGTGTGTCTTTTTCAATTCCTTGTCGGCCCCAAAACAAGAAAGGGAAGGGTAGTCACGTCCTTCAGTCGGTCAGTTGTCTTTGTGTTTTGTCTATTTCCCCCCTTCCTTCCTGCCCTTAACTGGTCGTCCTTTGGCGTCTACCAAGGAGCGTTGACAATTGTTAAAGGGTTACTTGGTGCAAATTGAAGGGGGAAATAGAGTGGATGATGGGCGAAGGGGAAGACGAGAAAGACAGTGTTCGGTCAATCCCCTTCTATTACCGCTGTTCCACACCAGAAGGCACCACTCTTCTGGTTCAACAGAGCACCTTCTTTTTAGGAGTGGTTAGATCCAGGTATAGACGCCTGTTTCGCCGGTTCCAACCCCTTCGAAGTCCCTACCCATGACCAGTCGATCTGTCGCCTCCTGTGGGTGGTCAATGAAGGCGGTCATCATCCGGTTCCACTCGGTTCGTTTCTGTTCGATCTGTGCCTCTTTTGCAGAGATAGCAAGGATGTCCTGGAAGTACTTTACACCCAAAGCCAAGGCATCAACCCTGTCATCATGCTTTACCGCGCCTTTTTCCCGACACATGCGCGTTAGCTGGTACATTAGCATCCTGGGAAGGCGTTCTTCGGGGGCCATGTCACCGTTGGAGCGGTAGTCCCACTCAATCAGTCGTTGGTCAACAACAAGGCGATGCTGGTTAAGGATTGGTTCAAGCGTGTCTATGATCCGATCCTCCTTCCTTGTCGTGGCTCTGACCTCTTCAAAGGCAAGACCAATCTTCATTTCGATGGCGTGCTTCTTCATCAGCTCCATGACCGCACCATCACCGAAGTTAGATTCAATTAAGCAGAGAGTTGCCTTGTACTTCTTTGCACGACGCAAAATTTCGCAAAGAGTGCTGTCAGAGTACCCGTCTTGGTTGGCAAAGATGTCCCTAACAAAAAGGTATCCATTGATCTGTGATAGGACAACGGCAACCGTTTCGTCCTTTCCGCGACCGGAGGGGTCCACAGCAATGATAGTCTGACCCCAAGAGGTGTATTCGGAAACTGTTTTAGGTCTATGCCACCGGTCTCCTGGAAGGGCAACAGCAGGAAGGTCAAGCAGAGTCTCTTTATCAGCGCCCCACACCAGATCGCTTGGACCCTTTTCCAAGTCCAAGGGAAGTACGGAAAAGTCAGACAACTTAAGGGGAAACTTAAGCGCATCACTCAGGCTAGTATCAAGCATAAACTGGAGCATGAAGTTGCTCCGTGACATACTTTGTTCCCGTTCAAGGAGGTTAATCTCAGAGAAGCGAGTATCTGTCGGTGTCCAGGAAAGGGCTTGGTGTCCGTCACGTTTAATATCTTTGAGAAGTTGCGGAGCTAGTACTTCGTCGTATCCAGTAAGGTCTTTGGGATACCGAGCTGGCCAGACAAAGGGACGATAGTTGCGTTCTCTAAGGGTACGATAAATCGTGAAAGTAGTTTGCGGCGTCCCGAGAAACACGATACGAGAATCATTTTTTGGCGTAAGGACGGATTCGCCTTCAGTGACCAGTTGCAACAGCTTTTCACGCATGAAGTCGGTAGCAGAGTTAGCGGGAACTTCAACGTCATCGAATATGATAAGATCGGCTCGACTACCAGTGATTTGCCCGGTAATCCCGACGCTTTTAACTGACGGAGCTTGCGCGGGTTTACAACCGGCGACATCAAACGAAACTCGGGACCACCGCTGATCATCGTCCACAGGGCGAAAATGAGCCAACCAATCAAACTCCATAAGGCATTTTTGAGTGAAGATAGTGAAATCATCAGCTCTTTGTTTAGACGCAGAAATAACAAGGATCTTCTTATCACGGTCGTTCCATAGCGTCCACAGAACGAAGGCAGCAGCGATGAAACTTTTACCGAGTCCACGGAAGGCTTGAATTTGAAGTCGTTTGGGTCCATGTTGCATGTAATCAGCAATAGCAAACTGTGCCCTAGTAGGAGGCGGAAGATCAAGTGATTTCCAACACAGTTGAAGAAAAACTCTAAAGTCGTCCTTCAATTTTTGCTCGAAGGTTGCGAGCGATTGTTTCGAGTTCATCGAGGGTTGCATTTGATTTAATTTCATTGGCACGATTTGAAATTACCCACACATTGTCTGGAGTATATCCTTTGCTAGAATCCAATCTATCTAAGGAAGGGGACGTGGGGTTGTTTCCTTTTCCGGTTCCAGTATTATCTTGTAATTTAATATTTAATAATGGGCAATACTCGGGAATGCAAATGTGTTCCAGTGTAAGTGAATGCTCCAACCCTTTTGCTAGGGCCCGGCTTTTAGATCTTGATAGCATTTTTTGCTCCAAGGATCTACTGGACACTCTTTTGTAATGACATGGTTTGCAATACGAACCATATCCATTTTTAGACGCTTTATTTTTTGGCCAATCTGTAAGAGGCTTTTCTAAGCCACAGGAAGGGCATCGTTTTAAGTCCATGAGGGGAACGTACGGAACAGGGGGCGGAGAGGCGTTGTAGCCCCTCCTAGGCACTAATAAGCGCCCTTTTATTTAATTAAGGCGAGTCACCTTAACTTTTCCAACTCCAGAGTTCGTGAGACCGATAGCATCAGCCGCACCTTTACTGAGGTCCAATCCGCGATTCCCGTGGTAGGGTCCGCGATCATTAACCCTGATTACGGCACATTTCTTAAAGCAAGCTCTAAGTTTTGTACCAAACGGAAGGGTTCTGTGGGCCGCCGTAAGGCCGTTTTGATTGAATCGTTCACCATTAGCCGTAAGGTTCCCGTGAAAGCCGGGGCCATACCAGCTGGTGATGACGGACAGAGTAGTTAGAACAGAAAGCATTTGAAGAAAGCAAAGAACTTTTATATGGCTTACGCAAATGACCCCCTCACCCACGCGCAGGGAAAGGGGGCATCCATCTATTTAACCACACTTCCAACGCTTAAGAGCGAGGGCTTTGCGGGTTGGTTTGCCGTTCTTTGCCATTGGTCCTGGGTTGCCCTTCATCCTAGCACAGAAGCTGCGCTTACGAGGACCGCCTTCAGGCTGTGGGGCCTTTAAATTGGATCCAGTGGCTGCGTTATACTTGGCCCTACCTTTTGCGGTAAGGCCGCCCTTGGCAGACTTTTCTCCACGGCCAAGAGATAAGCTCGGGGCCTTTTTACTTTTTCTTTTTTGCACGGCTCTTACCCGCCGAGGACAGGCTTGCCGCAATGGCTTGCTTTTGAGGGTAACCTTCCCTTACCATCTTACTGATGTTTTTGGAAATGGTTTTTTTGGAGCTACCTTTTTTGAGGGGCATAATTATTCTCCCTTCATCTTGGTAGTGTACTTCTTACCACGCCAAGTAAACTGCTTAGCACCAGAGGTACGAGCAGATTTAAATGCTTGGTCAAACGACTTCTTGTTGAAGGAAGCCTGAGTCGTCTTGGGGC